ATGCCTGTACTCTCAGCCAATAATGCCTGCGTACCACCAGCTGTTAACGCAACCTGATCTGCCGCAGGGCGATAAATACCCGTATTATTATCGCCATCAAAACTAAACGAAGGTGCAGCAGCACTACCCGTTCCAGCATTCTCCAGCAGGTCCGCAATGCTGACTTTCTTGGTTAGATCATTGCCAACATCAACAATCGGCAACACATCAGTGCTGACCGGATCTGTGTAAGCAGCCAGATCGGTAATTTTGATGTCAGCCATGATGCACTCCTAGTAGCTTGATTTTAATGCCAGATCAGGTCTTGATACAGGCCAGCAAGGATACGTTTCTGGGACGTGATTCATTGCCGCCATTGGCATTAATGCCGATTCCAGTGGTCGCACCGTAAATTCCGATGCCTGTTCCGGCAGCGTTAGTCGCTAGATTTTGTGTCGTTGATCTTTGGTCTGGACCGCCTCCATCATCCGTATCTCCACCAATATCAATAGCAGCTCTAAAACCGTGCGCGTGCCCAGGATCGTAAACCCCGTGAGCGTGGCTAGGGTCAGTGACTCCGTGATTGTGAGATAGGTTTGCACTTCCTTGGTTGCTGCCTAGCGTTCGACCGCTATCAACCGTATGACCATCACTCCAACCACGGATAAATTCACCACGCAAATCAGGCACGTTAAACGTGGTAGACCCATCACCTACACCAAACTGAGTTCCAATCGCTGCAAATAACACTGAAAACGTTGATCGACTGATCGCAGCACCATTGGCCTTGACGTAACCAGTTGGAGCGGTTGACCTTGCCGAATAAATCACCGTTCCAGCAGGCGTCTGGTCTGTTACTGCTGGAATAGCTGCAATTTGGGCGTCAACATAGCCTTTGTTACTGGCCATATTGGTTGTTGTGGGATCGCCTGTCAGTGTCAGGTTTCCTGTCAACGTCCCACCAGTCAACGCCAAATATGTACTTGCAGCATTGGTGATCTGCAAATACTTAGCCGCCGCCGCAGTATCTGTAATGCCTAAGGGGTCAACGCGAACAAAAGCAGCGCCGTCATAAACCTTTAGCTCATCTGGCGTTTGAGATGTATCAAGCCACAGTTGCCCCAAGGTTGGACTCGAAGGCGCAGTGCCGCTTGGGCTTGTAGCAACTGACGACCCAGGTAGAAAACTGACAGTTGTAAACGTTGCACCGTTATAAACCTTCAGTATTGGCGGGTTCGTATTGGTATCGACCCAAAGCTGACCGTTATAAGGAGTTACTGGAGTAGCTGTTCCAACCGTCAACCCCAATTGGGTCAGGACAATCGCCAGATTATTTGCAGTGATCTTGCGCGTTTCACTCGCGCTAATACTTGTGAACGGGACAATGTCCTGGCTTGCAACCGTCGTTGCGGCTGGTAACTGGGAGATGCGTGCGTCAGCCATTAGTAACCAATTACTGTGATGTCAACAAGGCCAGTGACCCCGGTCCCGCTGGAGTTCAGACACTTAATAGTAACCGAACTGGTGGTTTTAGCCGTAACGACAGCCGTAACAGCAGTGCTTCCACCTGTCTGAAGGGCTGTGATCGAAACACTTGAAACCGCTCGGAATGTTTTGGTCAAGGCCACAACCGTTCCAGCTGCCGAAATTGAAACATCGTTTTGCTTTTCAATTACGTCGGGATAATCAAGCTGCGCCGTCAATGCAGTGATATTTCCCGCAGTTGTTCCACCGTCAGGACTCTTAAAACGTGTCTCAACTCGATATACATCACCAAGTAATTTTTCAAATGGTGCATAAGGGTGAACCACTCCGCCTTCCGTTAATTCTGTTGGAGTGTAATACCGTTGTTCCGCCAAAATTCGATCATCATTTTCTTGCAAGAGATCAAAGTCATCTTCCTGCGTAAGCTCAGTCGCTTGCCCCGTTAAAGCAACCAATGAGTGAGCGTAAGTTGCTGTTGAAGTTGTAGAAAACAGCAATGCGCTTTCAAGATTATTGTTGTCAAAATTCCAAGTAAAGTAGCTGTCAAGCGTTGCGTCTGTTTGAACTAGACCGCCGCCACTCACAGAACAGTTGTCATACGTTCCAGGCCAGTTATTTGTTGGTGCGTTCTTTGCATCAATTGATTGCACTGCATTGCTGATCGGTGGAGCGCCTATGTTCACCAATACATACGCTGGAAGATCTGCACGCCATTGCGTTGCATCAACTGACTTCACCATCACCACATAAGTGCCAACATCAAACAAACTCGTTTCAAACCATTGCTGCTGTGCAGGCAAGCCGCCAGATGCCAACTCAAGACCAGCACCCCAAGTAGCGGTAACGTCCAGTCGAGTCTTCAAGTCCACTGGAGCCGAAACGTTATACGTTCCAGTTGCAGTACCAGTGAAGTTAATAGCAGCGCCGCCATTTGTTGCACTAATTTTGAATGCTGTGCTCGTAAAGCCATCGCTCGCAACAAAATAAGTTGTTCCGTCAACTAGCCCAGTCGGCAAAGTGCCAGAAGAAGCGGCAAATACGATCTCATCACCAATACTCAGTAAATGCTGGTTAGTTCTAGTGCCGATGACTGTTGAGGTTTTAACTGTGACAAGATCAGTTGCAACTTCAAACTCAACAACGTTTAGCGCCAGCGTTCCTTTCTTGTATTTGACCTCATAACTCACAACATCAGCGACAAGCCCTTGATCCCAACTGCCGTACTCTGTCGTGGGCAGCTGCCAGCTAAAACGCTTACCGCTACTATTCTGATTTTCAACAACACTAAAATTACTAGGAGTAGGAGGCGCAATCTCATCACGCTCTACAAGGTCGTAAATATAATTAGTCGGATTTTCGCCAAAGATTGAACTTGTGAAGTTGACGCGAACGTCATAAGTGTCTGGAGCATGGAATGCAACGGTGTAATACCCCGTTAGGGGAATATCAGCTAAGAAATACCAGCCATCAGCTCCAGGTGGTTTGACGCCAGGGATCTCACCTGAGGAAAGGTTACGAGGTTTAACCCAACACTTGAAACCATTGATACGAGGCAGGATTGGACACGTTCCAGAATCAACAATGATCAACTGGGTGCCATCTGGCTGGTTGGCGTGTGTAACAGTTGCCCCGAAAGCAACGTCACTTAAATCAGGAATAGGAGCAAAAGCATCAACGTCATAAACAACCCAATTAGACTGACTACCTAGACGGTTGACCGCTGACACCCGAACCTGATAGGCGTTGCCAAACGTATGGACAGAAAGGGGAATCTCAACGGATGTTGTCTGCAATTGAGTAATGTCTGACCATTCCGTATCACCAACCTTCCTCCATTGATAACGGTAACCTCGTACAAGAAGATCAACTGAATTATTTACTTGCGGGGCACGCCATGAAGCTTGAATTGATGTTTGGCCGTTTGAATACTCAAGAATGGCACTGAAATTTGTTGGCTCACCAACAGGTTGAAGCGTGAAACGATCCTTTGGTATTGCAACCGGTAGATCGTTATCGACATAACCATACTTGCTGCTGTTGTATTGAATAGCTTCGACTTGATAAATTAAAGACTCAACTTCTGAAATCGAGATGATGCGATAAGTCGCAGCCTTCATCGATGTCCACTCAAGAACCCATAAAGCGCCGTTCTGTGTTGGTACGGCTGAGTCAACCTCAAATCTGGTAGTGGTTCCGTCGCTGCTGATATATCGGGCAATTAAATTATCACTGGCTTGTGTCAAAAGCTCATCGGAATCCTGAGCTAAAAGATTGGCCTCGGTAATTTCAAAATCAGTATTAGCGGAACTAACAACGGTTAAAACCTCTAGCTTTGGACTTACGCTTATAGAGCCGTCACCATTTGTAGATGTCTCCCCCTCGGGGATCACAACAGTCAGCGTATAAGGCGTGCCAGGAGACAACGTTAATACTGCATCAACAGTGATGAAGTTTCCGTCAACAGCTACGATCCGACCGCCTAAACGTTGGCCTTGCTTCAATGGATCAGCAATCTTAATGATTTCGCCAACGCCAGCCGCAATGCCTTCCGCCCCAACACGAAAGCTAACCTTTTCTGTTTCATACCTATCACTAAAAAGTGTATGCTTGGCCGCCCGCAACGCTTGGCCGCGAGATGTAACGCCGATCAAGCGAAGATCAACAGGGTTATACCCAAACTTGTCTAGCAGCTCATCATCTTGCTGGTACTCTGTGACGCTTGAATAAACTTGGGTTGGATCGTCCCAGTTCGCTAAAACTACAGTCTTGCGTGCTGCTCTAGCCGAACCCGCATAGCTG